GTCATCTTCTGTCAGTGTCACAGTCGGAGCTACATATTTACCCGCTTTAACTCTCCACTTTCCTTGAGAATACCAAATTGTTCCTGCCATAGAGGCGGCAAGGTTCTCTAAAATTTCAGCCGGAGACGCTGATGTTAAAAAAGCCCCATTAGCATTGTATTTTCCGGTCTTAGTTTCGTTAATATAAAGAGTTCCGTCACCAGTCAAATTGATAGAGGTGTTCCCGGTGTAAGGTAGGGCAGTAAGAGTGAACTCTTCCCCAACCGTGTTATTTGTAGCCCCGACTTCAGTAAAATCTGTATCTGAGGTTGCTTGCTCTTTTAAAGACCGGATTACAGCCGTGTCTCCAATTCGAGGCATAGGATTATTCTGGTTAAATGTGCCGATAGGACCGGTCAACCCAGTTAGCGGCTCTTCAGTAATTGACCAAGGTCGGCTAAGAGTAAATGTCTCATCACACGCATCAGCAGCGTCATTAAATGAATCATTATCTATGTTATCTTCAGATTCACCAAGCCCAAAATCGGGATTTTTTAAGAAGTCTCTGATAATCAAGGCGGGGTTACCGCTTGTCTCAAACAGAGCTACAGCCCCTGTTCCAGTAATAGTCGCAGTCTGATTGGCTGTAAAACGAAGCCCTGCTGTATTACTTGCGGCTCCATAAGTCGTAAAATCTGTATCAGCACCGCCAGCACCATCGTTAATTGATACAATTTCATATTCTCTTGAGTTTTCGATAGACTGGGGGTTTCTGTAGTCAAGAATTTTTGGCCCGGTGGGCGACACAACAAAATTAGGAATCCCGTTTGGCCACTTAGTAGAGTCGTATTTTAAGACAACAGCCAAATGCGCAAAGCCTTTAAGAAGGTGATCAGCGGTCCATCTGCTGCTAAAGTTAGGGAGCTGTCGGACATCAAGGTTATCGGTGTGAGTTCCATCCTTCCACACCATTCTGGCATACCCATCCCAATGATTTGACGCAAAACCTGTAAAAGTGGAGCTTTGAGCGCTAAGACCAGAGACTGACACAAAGTTATTAACAAAACCTAGCCCCAGACTGGTCAAATCAGATACACGGTAGTTGTCAAATCTAACATCCGCTGCGCCTGCCGATAGCCCGCCAAATCCAACTGGGTATCCTGCAAAAACAATTACAAGGCTAAGGTAAATCCCCGAGGGATCAGCGTCCTGAAAGACCACTGTGCCTCCAAAATATTTGTTAGCAGAATCCCCGCCTATCGGTGCTGACGGCAAGCCATAAATAATTTGTTGGTTCGTAGCAGCCGCTTTTGTTGTTAAAGAGTACCCACCTATCTTTGTACCGCTGCCCAAGTCTGTGTCTACGGTTTTTCCTGTGTCTGTTTTTTGAGAGCGTTGCGCACCAGATAAAGAGGACAACCCAAAAGATGCCACACCGGCCAAAAGACCGATAACAGGTGCAGAAAATAACGCAGCGCCAAGACTAGCCCCAAGGAGTGCTGCAAAAAGCATTAATTATGCCCCCCAATTCGTTCGGCTGGTTTGTACTGAATCAACAAACTCAAAGCCCTTGTCGTAAAACTCTTTAGTTTTTTGATAAGAGGCTGTGTTTAGAAGATTAGAGGGCCTCTCAAGGGAAACTAGCTTATTTTCTATCGTAAGAGTAATAGAAGTGCCTTCAGCAGCCTCATTAACTACCATCTGGTCCATAAAACCACAGAAGATTTCTACATAATCTGAGGGATTGCTCATCACGCCAAAATAAATCTTGGCAACTCGTCCGTTGTAGTTAGAATTTAACGCCCTAGATAAGAGGGTTGAGTCCTGCCCGTTCAAGATCAGGCTACAGCCATTAGCATAAATATCGGCACTCTCCTCAATAGAAGAGATACCAAGAAGCTCTCCCGCACCCTTGTACGTCTTGCTGTTGATGGTCTTGTCGCCAATACCAGTCCACAGATAGACTTGATCTGGAGAGTCAAACAGTAGATCAACAGCGAAGAACGGCTCAATCGTATCAGCCGTCAACGCTGTGTCTACTACAGAGGTAAGGTCTCTACTCATTTAAGGGCAGTCTTAGCCGTCACTCGACCGTAGACAGCCAATGCACCACCACCGATGGTGATAGCCTGCATAATAAGGTCTACAATCTGTTGTTGGGAAGCTGCATCTAGCTCAAGGCCAAGGCTGGCCAGAACGGAAGAGGCAAGCATAAGCAGTACCCCCCATACAGTCTTCGACATAAACCATTGTTTTTGATCAGTCATGATATTCTCCTTAGTTGGGTTTAGGGTTAGTTAGGGTGCCACCTCATCCGCTGGCTCGATGGTCAGCTCTCCCGCTTCTACTTGGCGCATGATTTCTGCGTAGTCAGTGTTTTTAGTTGATAAAGGAACGCCAATTGTTTTTCCATCAAAGTCTGCAATAATACTGACGTTCTCGTTAGTATAGTGGTCAACCATATATCTAGCATTGGTTATAACAATTTTCTCCATTTTACAATTCCGCCTTTAACGACATACTTCCGGCAACTCTGTAACCGTTATTTCGATACCCGCTATCTGTCGAACTCCATACAAAATCAACAGCGTTATTAAAATAACTTATAGTAGCTCCTCCGAGATTTGTTAACGAACCGGCGACATGACCTACTTTGGTGAACGTAAAAGCATCAAGGGTAGGCAGCGCTCTCATGACATTAAAAGGAACACTAAAATGATCAGTGCTATAGGCACCGTCTTGTTGACCGACTGTAGAATATGCAATCACTTGGTAGTACCGCTGGCACAGAGCCAACTCTTCCCCATAAGACCGATGCTCGAATGGAGTTGCAGTTTCACCGACTTCTAGTTGGATGCCAGTGATAAAAAACTCATCGTTTGATCCCGCTGTACCAGACCAACCGGCTTGAAATTGTATAGCTAATTGAGTTGTATCACTTGATACAGCGCTGGATGTTGTATGAGTAAATCTTTGCCAAGATGTCGTAAGAGTTTTAGGAGAGTTGATTAATACTGTTTGATTGTCATACCCCGACGCTCCTCTGGCCCGTTCCGTGCCATCACCCTCAAATAATAACAGTGAAATGGCATTAGAGCTTGTAGATAGGTTAGAGCCTGCCTTGGCGTAAAAAGATACAGTTACCTTTTTCTCTCGTAAATTTACAATATCTCTAGTTTCAAAAGGGGTCTCAAATCTGGTTAGAGTTCCAGTTTGGCCACTGTTTCTTGTAACCCTCGCAGAATACTGAAATCCTACCGGCGCATCTGTAACTTGAGAAACAGTAGTTGCCGCATTACCGGCTGGTTGGGCAAAAAATCTATCCATTGTGTAAGTAAGAGTTGAAGCAGGGCAAGCAATGCTTGTCCCCCGCTGCGCCACTTGCATTGCACCATTGATAATCAGGTTCCTGCGACCACCGATCTGCTCACGGAACAGGGTCGCCAAGTCTATTGGGTTTGCCATGACTTAGGCTCCTTCCGTTGGTGGTTCGTCGGCAGGTTCAATGGTTAATTCACCAGCTTCGACTTGGCGCATAATTTCTTGGTAGTCAGTGTTTGCGGGGTCTAGGGGGATAAATAAATCCCTATCGTCAATTGTAGTTTTAATACTAGATGGAGAATCATCTAACATTGTTTGAAAATATTGTGCTGATAAAATATTCATTTTATCTTGCATTTTTATAACTCCGCATAAAACTTAAGACGAGAAAAACTGGCAGAGCTTTCATATAAATAATACTGCTCGCTGGTGGTTAATCCTGATGATCCACTCACATTTAACTGCACGGCTTTGTTTGAGGAGCTGCCTAAACCGATTGTCCCACTGCTAAAGCCTCGATTTGGGCTATACACGCCGGGTGTAGTAAAAGACGTTGTAAGTGTTGGAGTTGCCCGCATTTCTACTGGAAGCATGATTTGCATGCCAGCAACATTACTAGCATTCCAAGCCATGCCCGAAGCCACACCCAGTATATAACCGCCGCCTGTCGTTGTAGTTGTTGCTTCGGTGTAATACCTCTGACACAAAGCCAACTCTTCACCATAAGACCGATGCTCGAATGGTGTGGCGGTTTCACCTACTTCTAGTTGGACGCCTGTGATTTCGAGGTAGTTGACTGCAGAGTCATTACCCGAAGCTAAATCAACTTGGTTGCCGTCAACTCTGTTTCCAACCGCATAAGCCCCCCATGAAGTTTGCAGTGTTCCGGTTTTAAAGTCTCCTCCAGCGGATAAGAACCAAGTCAAACTTAGACTTCTATTATTATCGTTCGTAAAAGCCCCAGTTGTGTCTCCGGCAAATGTGAGGGTCTTATACTCCCAAGTGTCTGAAGCATCTATAGTGAAGGTGGAACCAACATGTCTATTGCTGTTATTGGAATCCAATAACTCAACGGTGTATGTCCCAGTTGTACCCCCAGTTGTCCCTGACTTCACCCAGAAAGACAATGTAAGAGATTCGGCGTCCGAGGTTCCTTTTTTTAAGTGCTGTAGGTCTTGACCTTCCAGCCTCACACTAATGTTTGTACTCTGTACACCTGTAGGCGTTCCTGCCGTGGTACAAGTGACCTTGCAAGATTTAGTGAATCCCGGTAGGTCTGTTACAGTATTTTGGTCCATTGTAAAAGTGGCGGAATCGGAACCAAACCGGAACCTATCTACTGTATAATATCCACCAGTAGTAACTCCAGTTTCCTGAGTCCCCCGCTGCGCCACCTGCATCGCACCATTAATGATAAGGTTCCTGCGACCACCGACCTGATGATCCAGTAAGTTCGCAAGGCCTAATGCTCTCGCCATGTCTTAGGCTCCTTCTAATGCAGTCAGTCGAGCCTCAAGCGCCTCAATGGTCGCCTGTTGCGCCTCGATTTGAGTTTGTTGTTCTTGAATTGCGGCGGTGAGCAGCGGGGCGATAAACTTTTCGTTAATGCGAATAGGCTCATCAACCACAGTGTCCGGTTCACCGTCTTCTCCGGGAATTGTGACCGATCCACCGCCGAAGTTTTCTACAAGGTTGCTATCAACCGTCTCTACTTCTTGAGCCACAAAACCATAAAACGTTTTGTCGTCTTCCCCCGGACAAAAACCAGCTTTCCAGTTGAATGAAACGGGGCGAAGCTGCTGGACTTTTGACAACGAACCACTGAGACCAGTGATATCTTTCTTCAGCCGCTCATCCGAAGCACTGTAGATGTATGTTGCGTTGCCGGGTACGCCGATATTGCCGTTTGCGTCGATGGTCATTCGGTTTGTGTCGTCGGTGTAAAAGAGCAGCTGGCCAGAATTGAACATTCTAATTGATGCGTCGGCCCCTGAATAAGAGCTGTTCTCAAGGAATATTCCGGGGGCTTGAGTTGACCGAGCAACTCTAAAGCTATCCGCAACGTGTAACTTCGACGAGATCGAAGACGTAATGCCGATGCCCACGTCGCCGGAGTTTTTGATCCGCACTCTTTCGGAGGTAGTGCCGCTTCCATCGGTCGTGGAAAACGTAAAGCCTGAGTATGTGTTTTGAGTGCCTTTGAGGTCAAGGTATCCGGTGGCGTTGGTACGGGCTATCTCATAACCCG